GTGGACTTTGAAGCAAGGAAGTCTTTGTAGGTCATGGCAGCCATCTGGCCTTGCCATCGTAGCAGCCGCTGCTACAGTGTGCAAGCACCTAGCCCAGCACCGTGCGCTTAAGCCATCCAACCCATAGACGCCTTACAGCGGAATTGTTGCGGCAGTTAGACCAATGGCGCGGCGATCGTATGAGCCGTGCTACAGCAATCAGGTTGATCCTTGAGCAGGCGTTAACGTCACAGAAATGAATATTCAAGAACTCACCAACGGCAGGTGGCCCGACCTGCTAGCGCATTTTTGTGGGCTTAGCAGTGATCAGCTCAGCGACAAGCACCAACCATGCCCTCTATGCGGTGGTGATGATCGCTATCGCTTTGATGATAAAGACGGCACCGGCTCCTGGTTTTGCAACCAATGCGGCGGCAAGGATCAACACGGTGGCGGCGGCTCCGGCATGGATATGCTCATGCGCCATCAGAACTGGTCATATGCCGAAGCCTGCAAGCGTATTGAGCAGCATCTAGGCCATAGGCCTGAACCGCCAACCACTGGCGCCGAGCATGTTTGGCATTACTCCAGCGGCTTTATTGTCTGCCGCTTTCCTGGCAAACGCATTCGCCCGCTTTGGTGGGATGGCAACCAATGGCTATGGAAAGCACCGCCTGCACCGAGGCCGTTATACAACCGTGATGCTTTGGCGGCAAAGCCAACTGCACCTGTTCTGATTGTTGAAGGCGAGAAAACCGCTGATGCGGCTGCATTGCTATACCCATCAGCAGTGGTCATTACCTGGCCCAGTGGTTGTAAGGCAATTGATAAAGCCGACTGGTTGCCAATCACAGGCAGACGTTGCGTGCTATGGCCTGATGCCGATGCCGTCGGCCGTGAAGCCATGGCAAAGCTTGCCCCGCGTTTGCTAAAGGCAGGTGCAGCGCAAGTCCGTATCGTGCATCCGCCAGCAGATGCCACCGAAGGCTGGGATCTAGCCGATGCAGATTGGACCGTTGCTGACGCCGCCGCATATCTCAAAGCCAATCGCTCTATACCGATAGAACTGCCTGAACTTGCGCCGCAACCAGAACCAGAGCCAGCAATTGAACCAGAACCGTTGCCAAATGGCAATGATTATTTCACCTGCCTAGGTTTTGACCACGACGCTTTTTATTACCAACCACACAGCACCGGTCAAGTGACCAAGCTAAGCCGCAGCGCACACACCGGCACCAACCTTTGCGCCATTGCACCGCTTGGCTATTGGGAGTCCTTATACCCATCCAAGACCGGCGCCAATTGGACCGCAGCAGCCAGCAGCTTGTTTGAAAGGCAAGCGGCAGCAGGCATTTACAGCCCAGATCGCATCCGTGGCCGAGGCGCTTGGTGGGATCAGAAGCAGTCTGTCCTGCATCTTGGTGATCGCCTTGTATTAGCAACAGGCGACGCATCAGTCTCAACAGGTGTACCCGGCAGCCGTTACTTATACCAACGGCTTGGTGCATTACGTGGCCCTGGCGCAGCAGCGCCACTAACAGATGCCGATGCCTATGTGTTGCTTGAACTAGCGGAACGCTTCCACTGGGAAATGCCTGCATCAGGTTTGCTGTTCGCAGGTTGGGCGGCGCTTGCGCCCATATGCGGTGCCCTTGATTGGCGGCCACATTTATGGCTAACCGCAGGCGCTGGCTCAGGCAAGTCCGCCATTCTTGACCGTTACATCGGCCCCTTGCTAGGCGATCTAAGCCTTAACGTTGCTGGCAATACCTCAGAAGCTGGCTTACGTCAAACCCTACGTGCAGACGCATTGCCCGTTGTATTTGATGAAGCTGAATCCAATGAACGCCCAGATCAGCAGCGAATGCAGGCTGTATTATCATTAGCGCGGGTAGCTAGTAGTGAATCACGCGCCCAAACAATTAAAGGCAGCGCCGAAGGTGACGCCCAGCGATATACCATCCGCTCAATGTTTCTAATGAGCAGCATTGCAACTGCGCTAAAGCAAGGCGCTGATAAATCCCGATTTGCTCAATTAACCCTGCGCAATCCAAATGAAATGCCAAAAGCAGAACGTTTGGCGCATTGGGAAGCATTGGACCGCGATCTTGACCGCCATTTGACAGAGCAAATTGGCCAGCGTTTACAGGCAAGAACAATATCCTTAATTCCTGTAATTCGCCAATCAATTAAAGTGCTAACCCGTGCAACTGCTGAAGCTTTTGATAGTCAACGCTTAGGCGATCAATACGGCACGTTATTGGCTGGCGCATGGTCTTTGCAGTCAGCCGAAATAATAACACGCGATCAAGCGTGGGCTTTAATTGAACAAAACAACTGGGAAGTTTATAGCCAATCAACCGAAATACCAGACGAACAACGCTGCCTGCAATGTATATTACAGCATCAGATTCGCGTTGAAGCTGATAAGATTGTTACCAGAACCATTGGCGAATTAGTAGAACGTTCATTGGCTTATTCCAGCGATTTTGCAATAACAAAAGAGCTTGCCGATGCCACGCTAGGCCGCAATGGCATCAAGGCAGAAGACGGTTGCGTTGTCATCAGCAACACCGCCAACGCCATTGCCGCCATCTTGGCTGATACGCCATGGGGCAATTGCTGGTCCACCGTTTTGGCGCGTTTACCAGGGGCAACCAAGGCAGGTGTAACACGCTTCAAAGGTATGACAGGCACGTCTAGGGCTATATCTACGCCCATTTCCCAGGCTTAATGTTACGCCTGTTACGCCTAGTGTTTCGCTGAGATCCGTTGGTATGACTGCGTTTGTTACGGTTTTTGCGTTTGTTACGTTTTCGGGAGATAGCCCCCCCTATAAATAAAGCCATATCTATCCCCTTATATCCTTTTCTCTATGTATGTATATGTATCTGGAAAAAGGTGTAACAACGTAACAAGAGAGGAAAATCCTTGTGCTGGTGGGCGGTTTCGGCTGTTACGGTAGGCGTAACGCGTTGTAACGGGCGTAACAGGGCTAATCTGCACCGCTACCGACCACTGCCAATGCCTGAAATTAAGTTCCATGTTTCTGATGCTGAACTGTTGCAGTTGAATGGCGCTGCCGCGTCCGCTGGAACCAGCCGCGCTGCATTTATTCGTGAACGTGCCCTTGCAGGAATGACCACGATGGACTACCATGCGCTGGTGGCTGGTGCCGTGCGTCAAATGCACGGCGACATCCCACGGAGCAAAATTGAACACCTTGTCGCATATGTCATCAATCAAACAGCAACCAGTGATCGAAAATCTCCGTGCTCTATTGACCGAAGCGTTTGCAGTCGCAACTGCAATTCGTGACAACGCCCAAGACGATCAGGAACCATTGCCCGCTGACATAGCTGAATCGCTCACATCCATCGCATCTGCAATCAATGAAAGTTGTAACGTCCCAGACCGAATTGAACAATGCGCTGCGTCTGGTGGCGCGTGCAGTCGGTAACGGTCGCACTCATGCAATCACCGCTGGCGTGCTTCTGTCCGCAACCGATGGCGTGCTCACCGTCACGGCCTACGATCTGTGGCTAGGCATCACAACCGCCATCAGCGCTTCCGTAGAGGCCCATGGCGCCACCGTCGTGCCCCATCGGCTGCTGTCGGACATCATTGGCCGCTTAGACGCCTCTGAGGCCGTTTCCTTGGCCGTTGGCGATGGTCGGCTGGCTTTGGCATCTACAAGCGGCTCCTACAGCCTCTCAGTGGCCGCTGCGGGTGATTTCCCAGCATTACCCGTGGTAGATGCTGCTAATGGCATTGCCATCGACCTCACAGGTCCATTGGCAGCCGTCATGCCAGCAGCCAGCACCGACGCCAGCAAGCAACTGCTGCAGGGCGTTCACCTCGCCACTGGTCGCGTAGAAGCAACCGACGGTCATCGCCTAGCCATTTGCGCCATTGATTCAGACGCCGAGTTAGACGTGGTGCTGCCTGTGCGTTGCCTGCAGCAGGTGCGTCAATCGGCGGTCATTGCCATCAGCAAAGGCCAGGTGGGCATCGCCCTAGCCGATGGCACTCAGATCACCAGCCGCACCCTTGACGGCACCTACCCAAATGTCCGGCAATTGGTCCCTGCGGAATTTGCACATGCGCTAACCGTTGACCGCCTACAATTGCTACGTGCCCTAGAACGCGTCGCCATAATTGCCGTTAATCATAATTCAATTGTTAAATTATCAACCGCAACCGAAATTCTTGCGATCACAGCAGAAGCCGACGCCAACAGCGGCGCCGAATCCCTTGCAACCACTGGCACCTTACCCGACCTTGCCATCAACGTTCATTACCTAATCGACGGCCTAAAAACCATGGGCGCTAAGTCCGTTACCCTATCCGCCAACACCGCAACCGCACCCGTTGTCTTGACACCTGACGGCGTAAGTGGTCATACTTATTTGATCATGCCTGTCCAAGTCCGAAGCTAATGGCTAAAAAGTGCACAAACACAGAAGCAGATCAGCGGGTAAATGCCGTTTACGATCTACTTTTGCGTGCACATAGTAGAACCCAAATTATACGATTTGCTTCGGATTCTTGGGGCGTAGGTGATCGCCAGACTGAAATTTATATGGCACGCGCTCGTCAATTGATGGCGCTTGATGCTGAACTTGAACGCCCGCAATGGTTGACTGCTGCCATTGCACGCCTTCAAGATTACGAACGCGAAGCACGCGAAAAAGGAAACTTAGGCATTGCAATTAAAGCGTTAGAAGACCAAGCCAAGCTGCTACAGTTTCCGATGACATGACACTTTTGGCTGGCATTTGTGAACCCGGCAGGTTGCTGGCTTTTATGCAGTCAACAACACAAGAAGACACCGCAGCAACGTTAGAACGCATCCGCGCCGACTTACATCCTGGACAACTTGCATTTGTTGATGACCAAACGTCAAGCATCCTTGGCGTGTCTGCTGGTTACGGCGCTGGCAAGACCAGAGCGCTGTGCGCAAAGGCCGTACATCTTGCCATGGCAAATCAAGGTTTTATTGGCGTGGTGATGGAACCCACGGGGCCGTTGATTCGGGACATTTGGCAGAATGATTTTGATGATTTTCTAGAGACTTACGACATTCCATATACATTCAGGGCATCGCCATTGCCTGAATACAATTTGCATTTGCCAGGTGGCGACACCAAGATCCTATGCCGCAGCTTTGAAAACTGGACCCGCATTATCGGTATCAACGGCGCATGGATATTGGCTGATGAGATCGACACCGTAGCGCCAAGCATTGCCAATAAAGCATTTCCTAAGATCCTTGGCCGCTTACGCGCAGGTAATGTGCGGCAGTTTGCGGCAGCCTCGACGCCAGAAGGCTTTAGGTGGATGTGGCAGACCTTTGCCAGTGAAGACGCCAAAGGCCGCAGTGACAGGCGGCTAATCCGAATGCGGACACAGGATAACCCGCACCTGCCGCCGGACTTTATTGAGCGGATGCAGGCCAACTATGACCCGCAGCTACTTAAGGCGTACCTGGATGGCGAGTTCGTAAACCTCACCACTGGCCAGGTTTATGACCGCTTTGATCGTGCCAAACATGTGGCCGTACAAATACCGGACATCAGCCGCGAGCCGTTGCGGATCGGCGTGGACTTCAACGTCGGCAACATGTCGGCCGTGATCGCCATCCGCGTTGGCAAGAGCCTGTACGTGGTCGATGAGGTCAGCGGTGCCCATGACACCGACGCACTAGCCCAGAAGATCAAGGCGCACTACCCAGACCACCGGATCTACGTTTACCCGGACGCCAGCGGCGGCAACCGCAGTACAAACGCCACGCAGACCGACATCGCCATCCTGGAGTCCTATGGCATGTCCAACCAATCACCCAAGGCAAATCCTCCCGTGCGTGATCGGGTGGCAGCAGTGCAAGCGCTACTGGAAAATGGCAAAGGTGAGGTGCGCCTCAAGATCGCTGCATCCTGCGTCAAGACCATCGAGTGCCTTGAGCTTCAGAGTTACAACGACAAAGGCGAACCAGACAAAGACGCTGGTTACGACCACATGAATGATGCGCTTGGTTATCTTATTTGGCGTGAATTTAACCCGCTACACGCTAGAGCAGGCCGTGGCACTGGTGTTAGATTGTATTGACACCATAAGCCGCCGCAATGTATAGCCTGCCGTCTGCGTATGATTT